GATTGATGTTTGGAAAGAAAAAGTAACACTATACAAAGATATGGTTAGTGAAATTCCAAAATCAATCCAACCTGTTTCAGCTACTTGGGCGAAGAAACATATCTTTGGTTTCTCAGATGAAGAAATCAAACTTGAGTTACAACAAATTAGAATGGAGAGAGCGGTTTCTACTGAACTTGATAATACCGCAACAATTATCACAAAAACAGGTATTTTTGATACTGTAGATAGACTTTATAAACCTGTAACAGGTGGAACAATGACACCTACAGCACCTGCAGCACCAGGGGCTGAGGGAGCAGCACCAGGAGCCGAAGCAGCACCTGCAGAAGCGGCACCTGCAGAAGCGGCACCAACGGTTCCTGAAAGTATTAGAAAAGAAAAAAATAAACTAATATTAGAATCTAAAGATGATGATTTCGATGAAGATGAGTTTTTAGATTTTAAAAAAATGAACGGATCATTAGGTCTTATTGAAGATGAATTAAATAAACTTCTTGGTGATTAATATTTATTTACATGAGTAAATTTAAAAATTTTACTGAAAAAAATATGAAGTTTCTTCTTAAGATGAAGAAACAACAGATACTGAATATGACGAAATAAACAAATTAAGTTGATATTTATTAGAAAAAACAAAAATGTTCGGAGAATTAAAATCAAAAATAGAAACACATTTAACTGAATCCTATAAAAAAGGTACTCTAAAGGATAACTTATTCGTATTTGAAGAGTTAGTTTTAAAAAACAAAAATATATCAAAAATATTTTTCTTGTACGACGAATTATCAAGTAATAAAGGTCTTCAGGAAAGTATTGCAAATGAATTCATAAATGAATCAATAACCGCATACGAAAACTTATTTAATAAAGTTTCTCCTTTCAGTGTGAAAGAACTTAAAATGTGGGTTGGTCATGTTCAGTGTGAAAATACATACAAAGAAATTGACAATCTATTCTCAACAAATGTTTTAACTTTAGAAAACAAAATTAAAAGTAAGAAAGTTATTTTAGAAAATTTAAAAACTAAAGAACAAGAAAAAAAAGAGATAATTAATGTACCTTTAAAATCTATGGTGAATGTTGCAAACAAAACTGTTGAGAAATACATTCAGTCACTTTCTGAATCTGAAAGAAAAGAATTAAAGAAATTGTTATCTACCCCAAAAGAAACTTTGATTGAAAACTATAATAAATTGAAGTCAGATGTTTTTGAAAAATTAAACTCGCAAAAAGATAGCTCAGACGAAGAAACGTCAAAGACTATAGATCAAGTTTTAAACAAATTGCAAAACGAATCGTTTAACGAATTGAATTACTATAAGTTAGGAAAACTAAACGAGGGACTTTAATTTTTGAATATAGGAAGCCTTAATGATTTGGGCTCTTTTCTTAACTGAAGGTTTTACAAACTCTTTTCTCTCAAACAAAGCTGAGTTTTGTTTGGTTCTAATAACTTTTCCTTTCAGGTCTTTTAGGGCCTTCTCAATGTTTCCTTTTTTTACTTCTACTAATAACATAAAATTTTTGGTTGTTGATATAAATATAAATATTTGTTAGATTTAATCAAAAATAAACATTCAGAGCATGAAAAAATTCTATGAAAAAAGGAAAAACCACAAAATTAAGTGGATATCGAACATTCAAAGCCCAGTATGGGACTATTGATTCTCAAAACTTAAAGTCAATTTACATCAACATCCAAACATGGGTAGAACCTAAAGAAGAAGTGGAAAATTGGAACAGAGTTGTTTTAAATATGACAAGATCAGTTAAACACTGTGTGTTAGAAAATATAAACAAAGATACATTTGACACAAAATTTATTGTAGATTTAGACCTCAGAACAAGCGGACTACAATTAAAAAAGAAATCCTTCATGAATTTAGAAATAAATTTATTTGTATTAGAACCAATGGATTTCAAATCACCAAAATTAAAAAAATCAGTTAAAAATTTAATCAAAGAAGTTTACAGTGATGCTTTTAGTAAAAACAGATACTTCAAATGTTTTCTTACAAAAAACGGAAATCAAAAACTTGTTAAGAAAGAAACTGAAACTGTTTAGTATTTATAAATAAAATATTAAATGAGCGATTTAAAAATATTAGGACCAAGAGATTCAGGAAAAGGGATTCTTGTTGAGTATGACGCAGGATATATAGACCCAAATGAAAGAAGAAACTTATCTATGATTAGAGAGAACAGAGATATGTTAGACCATTCAAAACCATTTGAGTTTTATGCGGTATTACAAAAATACAATACCCCAAATAGAAACGGGAGAGTTTACCCTGAAAAGATTCTCAAAAGAGAAGCTGACAATTATAAAAAGATGATTCAAAAAGGAACCGCTCTTTCTGAGTTAAATCACCCTGAATCATCTCTAATAGATTTAGATCGAGTATCCCACGCCATTACCGATATATGGTGGGAGGGTCCTGTGTTATTAGGTAAATTAAAATTACTTACAAGTCCTGGTTTTCACGAAAGAGGGATTGTATCAACAAAAGGGGATTTAGCAGCTAACTATCTTCGTCAAGGTGTAACATTAGGTATATCTTCTCGTGGTGTTGGGTCTCTTAAAAAAGTTGGTGAACAAAACGAAGTACAGGATGATTTTGAATTAATTTGTTTTGACTTAGTATCATCTCCATCCACGCCAGGAGCATATCTTTTCAGAGATAAAGACGAAAGAATGAATTACGAAGAGAATTTAGATGAGGAGAAAAAAATGCAAGCCGAAAGACATATTGGTGAAACAGGATCAAAATCACTTGACTTAATGAATAGATTGTCCGATTATTTGAATAAATAATTAATTATGGACGAAAAATATTTTGTAGCAAAAATCACCACTGATATGGTTGATGAGAACACAGGTAAGATTAAAAAGCTGAGAGAAGAAAAATTGGTTCGTGGGTACTCACCTACTGATGTTGAAGCTAAAGTTACCAAGGTTTACGAAAATTATTCTATGGATTGGAGAATCACCGCAATCGTCGAATCAAAAATTGATGAGGTTATAGAAGGTTAATAGTAACAAGAATTTAAAGGAATGGGAGTTGACAAAAATGTCTTCTCCCATTTTTTTTTGTCTGAAATACCCAAGAAATAAATTTTTTTTAAAATCTATGATATTTATTTGATAATAAATGAAAAATACAAATATGGCAAATAACCAAAATGTAGTAGAGGATGCTCTTTACCAAATTAGAAATTTGGAAGAGACCTTACAAGAAAATGCAAAAGGAATACTTCAATCGACGATGAGTGAAGAAATCAAACAATTAGTAAAAGAATCTCTTAAAGAATCAAAAAAAGATGAGGAGATTGATGAGCAAGATGAACCCGTAACAGGTGGAGAGGCTGAAATGGACACAGAAACTGAAATGGAAGATGAAGAAATGGACGATGATATGGAGGCTGATGCTGAAATGGAAATGGACACTGAAGATTCTGATATGGAAGGTGAAGACGAAATGGAAGATGTGGACATGGAAGGAGACGAAATGGAAGATGAAGAAACTATCGATATGACAGGAGCTTCTGACGCTGAAGTCTTAAGAGTTTTTAAAGCTATGGGTGATAATGATGGAATCGTTGTGAAAAAAGAAGGTGAGAATACAGTTCATCTTACAGACGGTGATAACGAATACATGATCCAATTGGGTGAATCTGAAGAAGATATGAATGAAACAATTTACGAAATAGAAATGGACGGATCCGACGACATGATGGAAATGGAAGATGACATGATGGAAATGGATGATGACATGATGGAATACGACATGATGGACTCTGACGAACTTGACGAATGGTCTTGGGGTGGTGCTGCAACAGGTGCTATCAAAGGCGGTTTAGGTCTTGAAGAAGAAGATGACATGATGGAAATGGATGATGACATGATGGAATACGACATGATGGAAATGGATGATGACATGATGGAAATGGAAGCTGAGTTTGACATGGAAGGTATCATGGAATCAATTAAAAAATCTGTTAAACCAAAAGGTGTTGGAATTGGAAAAGGTCCAAAATTTAGCTATGACAAAAAACCTAACATGGGCGGAGGGTTCAATGAAAAAAGAAAAGAAGCTTTTGGAAAAGGAACTAAGGCTATGGGTACAGGTAAAGCTAAATTTGAATATAAAGAAGAAAAAGAGTGGGGTGGTAACAAAGGTGACTACAAGAGAAGTAAAGGTCACAAAGTAGGTGATAAAGATGGTCACTATAAAGACTATGAAAAGAAAGAAACTAAAGAAGCTGTGAGAACTAATAGTTATCCTAGAGCTAACAAAGTTGGTAACAGAAAAGGTTCTGACCAAAATGTGAATAGAAAAGAAATTAGACAAAGACCTAACACAAGAGTTAATGAAGAAGTTCAATTATTGAAAAATAAAAATGATGAGTACAAAAAAGCACTTGACGTTTTTAGAACTAAATTGAATGAAGTTGCTGTGTTTAACTCTAATTTGGCATACGCTACTCGTTTGTTCACTGAACATTCAACTACTAAACAAGAAAAAGTTAACATCTTAAGAAGATTTGATAATGTTGAATCTTTGAAAGAATCAAAAAATCTGTACAGAGTTATTAAAAATGAGTTAAACTCAACTGGCTCTTCATCAGAACAAAAATTAACTGAGTCAATTGAAAGAACTGTAAATAGAACTGTTGAAACAGGATCGGCAGTGAATTTGATTGAATCAAAAACTTATGAAAATCCTCAATTCTTGAGAATGAAGGATTTAATGGGAAAAATAAAATAAACATAAACTAAAAATAAAAAACCTAAAAAAATGGGAGCATTATTAGAATCAGGTCTTGTAGGTAACATCGGGTTGAAACACCTTAAAGTTATCAAAGAAGACACAATTAACAAGTGGGACAAATTAGGCTTTTTGGATGGTCTAAAAGGTCACTTAAAAGAAAACGTTGCACAATTATACGAAAACCAAGCATCTTACTTGATCAACGAAGCAACTTCTGACGGCCAATCAAACGGAGCGTTCGAAACAGTTGTTTTCCCAATCGTAAGAAGAGTTTTCTCTAAATTGTTAGCTAACGACATCGTATCAGTACAAGCTATGAACTTACCTATTGGTAAATTGTTCTACTTTGTACCAAGAATCCAAGGATATGCAAACGCATCTTCTGAGTATGCTAACTTATATCCTAACTCGACACCTCAATCTAACAGTACTGCTGGTGGTGACCACTACGCGCCTATTGGATCTCCTGAAGCTGTTAACGCAGGATTAAACAATCCTAATCAAGGATACCCTGACAATGATTACTATTACAAGAAAGATCTTTATGATTTATTCTATGAAGGTAATGAAGCGTCTTTAGATCCTCCAGGATTATTTGACTACTCTAAAGGTAAATGGACTGCAGTTACTGCAACTACATCTGTTCAAGCTTGGGCTGGATCAGCATTGGTTGACGCTAACATTGGATCAGGACAAATTATACCAGCTGGAAACTATAGAAAAGTAATCGTTAAACTTTGTGGATTTGCAAGTGCAGGAGCAGGTAAATTAATTGGTCCTGACGGTAACGAAATGGATACAGAATCATTCCTTTCTGACCTTAGATTGTACGCAGCTAACGGGTTCTCTGCTAACACAAGTTCACCTTGTAGTGTGACAACAACTACTTACAACGGATCTACAGTATACGCACCTCTATTGTTTAGAGTTGTAACTCAAATCTATGGTAAAGGTATTGTTAAATACGGAACTAACGCAAACACACAATTCAGAAACGCAGGTGATAACAACACTGTAGATTACACACCTCCAACAGGTAACGGTGGTAACTATAATGACATTTGTGACGCTAACGGATGTATTTGGTTAGAAGTTGACCTTTCTTGTCCTGTATGTGCTGACTGTGACGCAACATCTTTAGATGGTTACACAGGTACTACAATCGCATCAGGTGGATCAGCTACTTCATTTACTGCATGGTATAGAAGATATGCTAACCTTGAGTTCGAAGATCAAATTGGTGAGGTTTCTTTTGACCTTGAGTCAGTAACTGTATCTGTTACAGAAAGAAAACTAAGAGCACAATGGTCTCCTGAATTAGCTCAAGACGTTGCAGCATTCCATAACATCGACGCTGAAGCTGAGTTAACGGCATTGTTATCTGAGCAAGTAGCAGCTGAGATTGACCGTGAAATCTTACGTGACTTACGTAAAGGTGCAGCATGGCAATTACGTTGGGATTACAACGGATGGAGAAGAATCAACAACCAAGTATCTTACACTCAAAAAGACTGGAACCAAACTTTGATTACAGCAATCAACCAATTGTCAGCACAAATCCACAAATCTACTTTGAGAGGTGGTGCTAACTGGATCGTTGTTTCATCTGAGGTTTCTGCTATCTTTGACGATTTAGAATACTTCCACGTATCTAACGCGGCTCCTGAGCAAGATCAATACAACATGGGTATTGAAAGAGTTGGTACATTATCTGGTAGATACCAAGTTTACCGTGATCCTTACTTCCCGCCTAACCAAGTGTTAATCGGTCACAAAGGAACATCATTGTTAGACACAGGTTACATCT